AAACATTTAATAAGTGGCTAGTAGTCACGTATTTATATCAGTTTATCCGGTTGGGAACCGCCAGTAGCATGCTTGTTTGGGCAATAGCTATGAGCAAATATCCTGTATCCCATATAGGAAAGCCTCATGGTATGGCACCAATGGAATAATAAATCTATATTTTCAGTCTTGTTGCTATGTTATCGCGAGATGTGTGTTTATGCCTCTAGTAGAATTCACACCGTAGCACCTGCATTTGTTGTATAAGGTTGTTAAACTGGGATGCTGTCATGCCATGAGGGTCACAAAAATTTGACTTAATTGGGGGAAATGGTGGTCAAACATGTGCAATAACATGAACCACTGTTGTTGGCTTGGGTGCCCTTTGCCCAAGCCAGTAATACAAGAGCAAACTCAATGCTCGCAAAATGAGTTAAGCCGTGAAGACGTGAGCCCCTCTAAAAATCTATGAATTTATAAAGCTATTATACGGTCAAAACGATGGATTTCTTTATGACTAGATTTCAGAGAGTGGGAACCTGTATGGTTTGGACTGCCCTAGGCACATATTTGCTCGCACGAATTGCTGAGCATATGTACGACCTGGAGCATCTAAATCGGCAGGAGGTAGCGGTAGGTACTGAAGAGACCGAAACTACCACACTAATCGATATGGAGCGCGCCGAAAACCCAAGGCGTGTAGAGCTAGGGGCGACACTAGTGTTGCCTGGGCCCGAAGATATTGGTCAAGAGACCACTATCGGGATGCCCATGCTCAATCGTGATGTAGCCGTATTAACATCACGATTCCTTGAGGAGGGAGCAACATTTGGGGAAGATCTCCTTTTGCCCGTCCTCTCAACTCGCGCCCGAATGTGCGCTATGGTTACAACATCATGCGATACCATCGCATCAAACTGTGTTGTATGTTTAACATTCCCTTTCTCCGCAGGCTGGCGCTGCGTGGTATCGCTTTGCGCACATTGTATTCAACAGTGGTGCTCAAATGATAAGCGAAACCGCAAGGCTGTACATCAACTGTTAACTAGCACTTCTCAAGGAGGTGTTGAGTCGACGTATATTGGTGCCCCACCCACTAATGCTCAGTGGGATGCCCTAGAAGCCAGCGCACAGAAAGGTCCGGTTGTGGTAGAGAAAAAGGGGTGTCAGACCATATTACGTCCTGGACGATATGGTGACTCCACCAAGGAACTCTGCCCGCGAACATGCTGGTGTGACACCTGTGACACTGAATGCACTACCAACTGTACCAAAGAACACCACCGAACTAGCTGGATTGGCGCTTCTTCATCTAAGGCTATGACTATCGATTATCACCATCTGCGCAACGCGCCAGAGGAGGTCATCGAGGTCGTGACTCGTAGAGAAGCTGACATTTCATGGTGGCAGAAGTACTGGCATAACAAGCAGGAGAAACGTATTACCATGCGCATCAGACCTAAGTTGGTTGAAGCAGCGCATGCTTCTATACGAGCCGGGTTTGAACCTACACATTACAGTGAGGCGAACAAACTGGCTGCACTACGCCTCATCAGAACGTGGTTTGTTGACAACTGTCCAGACCACCGTAATGATCATCGCGAGCGCGATAGCGCTGCAATCATGCGGCTCCTTTTCCTTAAAACGGATGTGGAGCTATGGCGGGACACCTTAGCGTGCGGGTCCCGCGCCAAAACCGCCTCAGCGCCCCAATAGGGGCGCCCCGAGGTGATGGATGCTGTCACGACAGGCAAATCTCAGATACACCACATAAACAATTGTGGCTGGGTTACGCCTTTAGGACAGGTGGTCATCACACCTCATAGGGGAACGGCTAGGCCAAAAAGAAAGATCCGATGCCTCAGCACCATCGGCTCCGGAAATGATTTCACAGCCCATGACAACAATGTCACCAACGCAGTTCGCGCTCTACATGAGCGTGTTTTCCACGTTGACTTGGGCGATGGACTTGTTCCTCCACCACAACCAACTGCCGGAATCTTCGAAAAGTTGTACAAGACAACCGGCAGAGCGCTAGTCAAGCGCACCAGGGCATGCCCACCGTTAAATGGTGACCAATTTGTGGCCACCTATACTGGTCGGCGCCGCCGGGTGTACGGGCAAGCAAAGGTGGACTATGAAAATCATGGAGTCAGCAAACTTGACGCTATCATAGCGCTATTTTGCAAAACTGAAAAATCAAACCGGTCCGACAAACCGGACCCTGCAGCGCGTTGCGTGCAGCCCAGAACGCCAAAATATGGTTTCGCACTTGGTCGCTACATCAAACCTATTGAACACAATCTGTTCAAAGGGATAGCACGACTATGCGGAGGACCTACGGTGATGAAAGGGTATAATGCTCGCCAACAGGGAAAATTGTTCGCGCAAACTTGGTTTGAGTTTTTGCGCCCCGTCGGCATTGGACTTGATGCTTCTCGTTTTGATCAACATTGCAGTGTTCCTGCTTTGAAATTCGAACATCAAGTGTACAAAGCCATCATGGCTGCCCAGCTAAGTAACTATGAGCGAAGCGAACTTGCTAAGCTCCTTAATTTCCAATTGGACAACGAAGGACGTGTCTATTATGAGAATCACAAAATTAAGTACAAGGTGAAAGGTTGTCGCATGAGTGGGGACATGAATACAAGCTTAGGAAATTGTGTGCTGATGTGTTGTATGATACGCCAAATGTGTCACGACCTCAACATAACGAAATGGCGGCTGTTCAACAATGGCGATGATTGCACCCTCATAGTAGAGGAGAGCGATCTGAGCAAAGTTGGCACCCAGACAATCAAATCGTGGTTCGTAGAATACGGCTACACTATGAAAGTCGACCAAATCGTGAGGGAGTTGGAACTCATAAGTTTCTGTCAGACATCACCCGTGTTTGAGGGCCCAGAAGATTGTGACTATATAATGTGTCGCAATCCAAGAATGGCTCTCGACAAGGATCTTCTCACCACTAAGGACGCAAGTACTGAGAAGAAACACAACTACTATCGCGACGCAATCTCCAAATGCGGACTAGCCCTAGCAGGCCATCTTCCAATCCTCGGGAGCTTCTACCACGCCTTGGGGCGTAATATCGGCAAAATCGCTAAACCGATTGAAATGGAGTTCACTGGAATGGATATGTTGGCAACCGGGCTAACATACAAAGCTCAAAGCATCGGAGCTAAAACTCGAATGAGTTTCTACATCGCTTTCGGGGTAACACCCGATGAACAAGAGGCGTTGGAGGAATTCTACGACGCACAAACATGCTCTTGGCAGGAGCCTACCGAAGTAATTCGCTTCGGCCAGCCAGAACATGCGTAGTACCCCTGGCGTCCGGGGGGTTCGAAAAAGAACGGTAAGCAATTTACAACTGAAATTCCTTTTCCAACATGCAACATCCTTTCCGTGGCAGGCCAACGCTCAAACTCAAGCCTAAGCAACTCGCTAAGGTACCTCGAGTTCGAGTCGGCAAACCCCTCATCAGACAACCCCGAGCAGCGGGGGGTGAGGTTATTCAAGAAATTGAGAAGCTGCAACCAAACGGCACCGTTACTGTCGAACAGGAGTACAAGACTCCCAACGGGTCATCCAGAGTCGCTGGAACAGCAGGACTCGGTATGGGCATGGCTAGTGCACCGCTCGCTATTGCTCCAATGATGCCCGCCGTCCGAGCACCACGCATGCGTAACACAGCGCGAGGCGTGGTAGTATCACACCACGAGTATGTGGGTGATCTGAACGGGCATTTTTTCTACAACACAGATCGCTATAATGTCACTCCTGGCAACCCGGACATCTTCCCATGGTTGTCACGTATGGCACCACGTTATGAACAATACCATTTCCACCGCCTCAATTTTTCTCTCCTGCCATCCACGGCAGCTACTGGAGATGGAATGAAAGGTTTGATGTTGGATTATGACGTGAACGATCCTGCTCCCACCACCAAGGCTGAACTACTCAACAGCTACGGAGCGGTACGTGCTAACTCTTGGATGCCTGCAACAATGCGGGCACCAGTAACAGCTCTCAATCAAATCCACTGGCGCAACGTCGGTAGAGGGTTTCAACTCAATTCAGAGAACTCAACGCGCTATGTCCGAGCGGCGTTAGAGGACGATCAACTCCAAGATCAACGACTGGAATCAGTCGGTATGCTCAACGTAAGCACTGTTGGGTATGGAGATGTCTCTAACACCGTGAAAGAAGCAGCAATGGAACTCTGGGTTGAATACGAGATTGAATTCAGGATTAATCAAGCCGGAGCTGACGCGATCAGGTCAGCAAACGTCCGTACAACAATTACGGATAGTCCAGCCATTACTACAGCTGTTCCGTATGGGACAACTGATTTTGGCTGGTCATCTCTGCCAGGAGGGCTGTCGGTATACAATGCCTACACAGCGGCCATCCAACAGGGGTTTGCACCTCAAGCGTCCTACGGTTATCTAGGATTCTCGGCACCAGGTCATTACCTGGTGTTAATCCGTGCGGATAGCAATATCCAAGCGGGAACCTTCCCAACAATCGTTGCCAAGGGATCATCAACCGGTAACTTGCGGGTTACTACCACCTATATCACAGGTGGAAACACCAGTACAACAACGGCTCACTTCGCCTATCTGGTGCTTGTTGAAGACACAAACAACTTCTGTGTACTTGACTGGTCGCCTGTTTTCTCAGGCGCACCTTCCGCATGGAACATCTGGGCTGCTGAAGTAGCCCCTGGTTCCATAGTTGCGGCAAGCAACGTACCAGCTTAACAAACTACCCACACCAAGGAATGAACTTTCCTATCATGCGAACAGGATAAAATTTCCAACCGTTCAAAACAACTTAAAACTTTCAAAAACTGTGCAATTCTAACTCAGATTTAGTCATTGCACCACCCCCCAAAAGGAGCACTAGCTCGCGGGGGAAGATTATAACAGGGCTCGCTAAAATATGTTATAATTCCAAAAACCCAC